GTGAAAGTTAAAATATGTACGCATTAGTAGAAGATAACAATATAACAAAATTAATTAACAATCCTCAATCTTTAGTAATTGGAGATGTAAGATATCCAGCTAAAATATTTTCTTTATGGAGTAAATCTGAACTAGAAGCTATTGGAATTTATGAAGTAATAACTGATTCATCTAACAAAAAAGATGAACAATGGTACGTCAACACTAGTGAATCTTACGCATTTGCAGACAGTCAAGTAACAAGATCGTGGGGAACTGCAACAGCTAAACCACACGCAGATGTAACACAAACAATTAATGAGGTTGAATATACTACACCTGGTCTTAAAACAAAATTAATTAAAGATTTAAAAATAACAGTTGCTAATGAACTTGCTAAAACTGATTGGTATATAACTAGAAACACGGAAAAATCTACAGCAATCCCTAGTGCAATATCTACTCACAGAGATGCAGTTAGAACTAAACAAGCAGAAATGGAAACTGCAATTACAAACGCATCAGATACCCCAGCTTTAGAAACTTTACACACATATGTTAATACAGGCACAGAAGAAAATCCTGTAATGACAAGACCACTAGGCGAACTACCAATATTGGAGAGTTAATGACAGCGCCATTGATACTTGGTACTAACTCTATAAAAGATACAGGGTTTGATGTAGCTAACTCTATTAGATTTAATAGTGGTGATAGTGCATTTATGACTAAAACATCAACAACAGTAACTAATGATAAAAAATTTACTGTTTCAGCTTGGTGTAAAAGATCAAAACTTGGTAGTAGTTCTGAATTTGGTATTTTCAAAACTATATCAGACAGTAATAATCAAAATAAAAATATACAATTTGGATTTTATCATGATTCAATTTATTTTGCTTTTGTAGATGGTGGAAGTGTAACAGTAAATAAAGTTTCAACTGCTGTCTTTAGAGATAGTTCTGCTTGGTATCACGTGATGTTAGCAGTAGATTCAACACAAGGAACAGCTGCAAATAGAAATAGAATTTATGTCAATGGCACAGAAGTAACATCATTTAGTACAGATACAAATGCTGGTGCTGATGAAACTTTTTTATCAACAAGTTGTAATATAGATGTTGGTAGATATACTGGTACAAGTGGAACACATAGATATTTTGACGGATATTTAGCTGAAGTGGTATTTATTGATGGCTTACAATTAGCACCAACAGACTTTGGAGAGTTTGATTCAGATAGTCCAAGAATATGGAAACCTAAAGATCCATCAAGTTTAACTTTTGGTAATAATGGTTTTTATTTAGATTTTAAAGATAGTAGTAATCTTGGTAATGATGCAAATGGTGGAACAGATTTAACAGAATCTAATATAGTAGCAATAGACCAATGTACAGATACCTGCACAAATAATTTTGCTACTTTTACATCAGAAAATCACACTTACTCTGGTTTTACTGTATCGGAAGGTAATTTAAAAGTTGTTACAACTTCTGGACAGAAAGGTTTACATGGTACTTCAATTATGCCTACAGATTCTGGTAAGTGGTATTTTGAAGTAAAAATAGATGACGGTGCACCTGGTGATGGCTCAAGAGTTGGAATAATGAATTACCAAACACAATTAAATAATAGTTCTTATACAGGTGTTATAAATACGCCTTCACAAGTTTTAGCAGGATGTACAACAAGTTGCAAAAGTGCAAAACATTTTGAGGGTGATGCACAAGGAGTAATGGTTGAATATACTTCATCAGGTGATTTTGCTGATGGGGATATAGTTCAATTTGCTATGGATTTAGATAATAAAGCTATTTATATTGGAAGAAATGGAACATTTTTAAGTCGAACTGGTTCAAGTGGTGGCGATCCCACAAGTGGATCTAGTAAAACGGGTGCAATAACGACAAACACAAATATTATGGATGGTTCACCAATGACTGCCTACACAGGAATTAGTATAGGTGGTGGAGGAAGTGCTGATCATGAAATGAGTTTTAATTTTGGTAACCCACCATTTTCAATATCATCAGGAAATACTGATACTAATGGATTTGGAAATTTTGAACATGCAGTTCCATCAGGATATTTGGCTTGGTGTAGCAAGAACTTAGCGGAGAGTGGATAATGGCCTATACAACAATTGATAACCCGGAACTTTATTTTCAAACAAAGTTATATACTGGAAATAGCAGTACACAATCAATTACTTTTGATGGTAGTGAAAATATGCAACCTGATTGGGTGTGGTCTAAAGCAAGAAGTCAATCAGATAACAGTGCAGTTATTGATTCTGTAAGAGGTGGTCAAAAACAATTAAGAAGTAATACAAAGGATGCTGAACTTACAAGAACAGATGCTATAAGTTCATTTGATTCAAATGGGTTTAGTATGGGTAGCCAAGCAGAACTAAATAGTAATAGTGTTACTTACGTAGCATGGAATTGGAAAGCTGGTGGCTCAGCTTCTAATAATACTGATGGAAGCACAACATCTTCTGTATCTAATAATAGCACAGCAAAATTTTCAATAGGAACTTATACAGGGACTTCTTCTGCAGCAACAATAGGTCATGGATTAGGTGCAGCCCCTGGAATAATTATAATTAAGAACAGAAGTAGTGGAACAAGAGATTGGGCAGTTTATCATAGAAATTTAACAGGAAATAACAAATATTTAAAATTTAATGAAAATGTTGTAGAACAAACTGATACTGCAACTTTTAATAACACAGCTCCAACAAGCACAGTTTATTCATCTGCTGGAAGTGGAGAAGTCAATCAAGGTAGTGAAAATTTTGTATTTTATGCGTTCGCAGATGTTAAGGGCTACTCTAAATTTGGAAAATATGTTGGTAATGGAAGTTCTGATGGCCCTGTAATTTTTACGGGATTTAGGCCTTCATTCGTACTTTACAAAAATATAACCACAGCAGATAGTTGGTTTGTACATGATAATAAAAGACAAGGTTTTAACGATGATAATGAATTAATGTTTGGTGATATAACTCAAGGAGAATCCACAGTTAATAGGCTAAGAATTTTATCAAATGGATTTAAAGCACTCGATTCTGATAAAGGTGTAAATAAATCAGGTGACACTTATGTTTACATGGCTTTTGCAGAATCTCCACAGGTAAATTCTTCTGGTGTTCCAACAAATGCGAGGTAGACATGTTACAAAAAATAGGATTTCAACCAGGTATAAATAAACAAGTCACAGAGACCGGAGCAGAGGGTCAATGGGTTGATTGTGATAATGTTAGATTTAGATATGGTACACCCGAAAAAATAGGTGGTTGGAAACAATTAGGTGGTTCAAATGACTTGACCGGAGCAGGTAGAGGACTACATCATTTTGTTAGTTCTACTTCTATTAAATATTCTATTATAGGGACAAACAGAATATTATACGCATATTCAGGTGGTGTATTCTATGACATACATCCCATTAAAACTACAACAACTTTATCTAGCGCATTCAGTACGACTAACGGATCAGCTGTTGTAACTATAACTTTTTCTACGTCTCATGGTATAGGGGCAAATGATATTGTTTTATTAGATAACTTTTCATCTATAACTAATTCTAATTTTAGTTCATCTGATTTTGATGATAAAAAATTTATGGTAACAAGCGTACCAACAGCAACCACTATTACAGTCACCATGCCATCAAACGAATCAGGATCTGGTGCAACAACATCAGGTGGTGTCAGAGTACAACATTACTATCCTGTGGGTCCAGCGGTGCAAGCAAAAGGTTTTGGTTGGTCACTTGGAACTTGGGGTGGAGAAGAAATTGGAGCAGCCACTACTACTTTAAACGGTGCTTTATCAGATGATACAGCAGGCACAGGTGGATCAGGAACATCTATAATTTTAACAGATGCTTCACAGTTTCCAAGTACGGGTACAAATTTTATTCAAGTAGGTAATGAAGAAATATCTTATACTGGTGTTACTGATAACACTTTAACAGGTATAACAAGAGGTGTAAGAAACTCAACAAGGTCTTCTCATTCCGATGGTGCAACAGTTACTAATTCATCAGATTTTGTTGCATGGGGTGAAGCTGCATCAGGAGACTTAGTTCTTGAACCAGGTATGTGGTCTTTAGATAATTTTGGTGATAAAGCAATTTGTTTAATACATGATAGTGCTGTTTTTGAATGGAACTCCTCTCTAGCTGCAGCAACAAGCACAAGAGCAACAATTATATCTGGTGCACCAACAGCATCAAGACACATGGTTGTATCTACACCGGATCGTCACTTAGTATTCTTTGAAACAGAAACAACTATAGGAACACCCACAACACAAGATGATATGTTTATTAGATTCTCGGACCATGAAGATATAAATACGTATACACCAACAGCAATTAATACTGCTGGTACACAGAGACTAGCTGATGGATCACAGATTAG